TCCGGTACTGTGAAGAATGGCGCTGAAGTCCCGACGTTTGGCGTGTGCGGATTTGGAACTTGGACGCTGCTGGCTCAAGACTTTGTTGGTCAAGAGCAGTATGTGATCACTCCGGGTCATGGGTTTGATGGTGATGCAAACGGCCCGTCGGCAGCGTTCCGCGCTCTGATGGTTGCTGGCGTGCCGATCTATCCTGATCCGTATTGCCCGGAAGGCACCCTGTACTTCGTCAACACGAACTACCTGTCGCTCTACATCCATGAGCAAGGTTCGTTTGTGTTCACCGGCTTTGAGTCGACCCTGCCCAACTGGCAGATCGGTTATGTCGGTGCGGTTCTGATGATTGCCGAACTGGTGAACACCAAGCCGAAAGCGATGACGCGAGTCTCGGGCCTCAACTCCATTAGCCTGTAAGGGAGAACTGAAATGGCCTTGGGTCTTAACAAAATTATCATTGCGAACGCAGCGGCTAATACTGCTGGTTCGTATCCTCAGCCGGTTACCGGAAACATTGCCAACCAATTGTACGGCGGCGCGACGGGTAACCTCTCGGCAGTCGGCGGCGGCAACGCTACCAGCATGATCAACGCGGTTTACATCCCCGCTGGTCTGTACTGGCTCCCGGCTACCGGCAACCTGACCATCGAGATTAACAACTACAACCCGAATACGTCGACCAACGCATGGACGATTATTATGGGTAACAACACTGGCGGCATCGTTGTGTCGGACGGTTTCAACATCCGGGCAAACGCTATCAGTGGTACGGTTAACGTTACTCTCTTCACGGTCAACGGCGGCAATCCTGTCTCTGGCACGTTCCTGAGCTAAGGAGCCAACATGGCTAATTCAGACGCAGTAAGTCAGCTATACGGCGATAGCTTTGGCAATTTTTGTGTTGCTAGAGCGCAAACACTGTCGCTTACAACGACCGGCGCTAACGTGTTGTCAGTTCCCATCCTTGTTGGTGGTCTGACCAACGGCGGTGCGGTTGCAAACAGTGGCTCGGTGATTATTCGCCGTATTACGATTCAGAACCCCAGCACCAACATTTCTGCTGCCAACATTGCGGTGACGATTTCTCCCACGGGTAACCAGGCTGCGGCAAACGCTGTGACTGCTAACACCGTGCTGTCGAATCTGACTGTAGTTGGAACGTGGCAGGATATTGCTATCGCTAACAATTTCCTGAGCAACACTGCTGTTAGCGGTAACTCTACTCAAGCTCTGTACATCAACGTCAATACTGCCGTGGCTAACGCGACATTTGACATTCGGGTGTACGGTGACGTTGTGTCGTTCTGATGCCGTTCGTTCACAACGCTACTGATGTAGATTTCAACGATGCCTTTGCCGGTGTGGGAGTTCACATCCCCGCTGGCAAGGCAGTTGAGATTTCACCGGAAGCTGCGAGACATATTTTTGGATGGTGCGATCCTGACAAGGAACCGTACCTTGCTCGACTGGGGTGGATTCGTCTGACGACGGATATCCCGGAGGGGCTGAAGAAACTGGATCAATTCCGTATTACAGAAGGGCCGGTTGCGATGCCTGATAATACGGGGGTGGTAGCACTGCCGATTCAACGCGGCAAACGGGCCTGAACATGGTGAACTATGGCGACCCTCTCCACCTACATAGCGGAAGTGCGACGGCTTCTACATGATGCCAACGCAAACTTCTGGACAGACGCAGATCTAACGACCTACATCAATGAGGCCCGCGCCCGTGTTGTTCGTGACACCGGATGCCTGCGGACTCTCCAGCAAACTTACACACCACTTGCACCTAGCGGTATCGCTGCTACTGCTTGGTCTGCTGGCGCTGTCGTCGCGGTCGACCAGTACATCTACTACAACATCTACATCTACCAAGTAACTGTAGGTGGCGTACTCGGAACCTCCGCACCGCCCTACCCTGACGGCTATTCTGCTACCCCGCCGTCTGCTGCTTTTGCCAACGGCACGGCTACGATCAAGTATGTTCAGAATGCTGAGATCATCCCGTTCTCAAGCCTTCCCCAAGGATCGTCAACGCTCGACATCCTGAACGTCACCATTTACTGGGGTAACAGCCGCATTCCGCTGCGGTATATGCCGTGGACGCAGTTCAACAGTGACCTGCGCTACTGGCAGAACTACCTTGGCAGGCCAATCGCATTCAGCGTGTACGGTCAGTCGCAGATATACATTGCGCCGATCCCCGACCAGACGTACAGCGTCGAGATTGATTCCGTCATCCTGCCGACAGACATGGTGTTGACTAGCGATGTTGACACGATCATGGAGCCGTACAACCGGCCTGTGTCGTTCTACGCTGCACACAAGGCTAAGTACCAGGAACAGTCTTACGGCGAGGCCGAGATCTTCAAGCAGGAGTACATCAAGCACGTTAGCGCAGTGCTGAACTCTGTCTACACCCGTCGGATTCCCAACCCTTACAGCACACCGTACTGACATGGCCGCGCAAGAACAAAAGAAGTCTTACGCGGTCATCAAGAACTTTAAGGGCATCAATACTAAGTCCAACCGCACGGCTATTGAAGACTCTGAGTTTTCGTGGCTTGAGAATGCCATGCCTATCGGGGCAGGCAACATCAAAGTCCTGCAATCCCAGAATCAGGTCTACCTAGCAAGCAATGTCGCGGTTACGTGGTCGAACACGGTTGTCTCGCTGTGGTCAGTCAACCTGAACAATCAAGATTACGTGCTGGCCTCCGAGTCCAATGGGGCGCTGGAGTACTACAACATCACCGCTGGCACGCAGGGTAACGTCGCAGCAGCAGGCACGTTCTCAAGCTCAGGCGTGAAGGTTGATCAGTACAAGTCTGACCGGGTGATTATCGGTGATCCTAGCAAGGGACTGTACAACTGGAACGGCGGCAGCAACGCGGTTGTCGCCATGGGATCTGTTGGCACGCTGTCTGTCACCAACGGTGGTAGCGGCTACCTGACCGCACCGCTGGTTACCATCAGCGCACCTAACGACAGTAACGGCGTGCAGGCCACCGCACTTGCGTTTATCTCTGCTGGCGCAGGCACGGTTGTTGATACCAAGATCAGCAATGACGGCAGTCTGTACGACAGTCTTCCCACCATTGTGTTTTCACCGCCAGAAACGGTAGGCGGCGTCAGAGCGACTGCATATCCAGTTTTGACCAGCGGTAAAGTCCAGCAAATCATCATCACCAATCCCGGCAGCGGGTATTTGTCCACCCCGACAATCACCATCACCACCAACCACAACGGTTCTGGTGCTGCCGCAACTGCGGTGCTGGGTAACGGGTCAGTTACCGCACTTGCGGTGACAAACGCTGGATCTGGGTATACCTCACCCCCTACCGTCACATTTACCAGCAGCACAGGATCTAACGCAGCCGCACTTGCACAACTGCTGACCTTCAAAACAGGCACAGTCGCAGTTCTGGTGAACACCGGCGGGTCTGGCTACAGCAACTCTGCGAACGTGGTGGTGAGTTTTAGCGGTGGAGGCGGCGCTAACGCAGCCGCTACTGCCATCGTTAGCGGTAACGTGGTTAGCCAAGTCATCATGACCAATCCTGGTACCGGCTATACCAGCGCACCCACGGTCACCATCACAGGGGGCGGTGCGACCGTCAACGCTACCGCTACAGCCTACGCCACCACAGACACGATCACAGACGTAGCAACGTTCTCAGGCCGCGTGTGGGTCGCAAGCGGTAGGAATGTGTTCTACAGCGCAGCAGGCTCCTACAGCGACTTTACAAGCGTTTCAGCGGGTAGTCTGACGCTCTCGGATACCACCCTGCACAGCAACATCAAGTCCTTGCTGTCGGCTAACAACTTTCTGTACATCTTTGGAGAAGACAGCATCAACGTTTTCTCGGATGTCCGGGTGGGTACCAACGGGGCGACCGTGTTCACAAATACGAACGTGAGCGCCAGCGTGGGTAGCGCAATAGGCGGTATTGCGTTTGCGTACTTCAGAAACGTCCTGTTCATGAACAACTACGGTGTGTATGCCCTGATCGGGTCTACCACCAACAAGATCTCGGACCCGCTAGATGGCATCTTCCCGCTTATCGACTTTACTCAGCCGGTTACAAGCGGCCAGGTCATGCTTAACAACATCTTGTGCGCGGCATTTAGCTTCACATACGTCGATCCGGTCTTGGGTTCGCGACCTGTACAGGCAATCTTCTTCGACAAGAAGTGGTTCCTGAGCAGCCAAGGTAGCGTTGCCTACGTTACGTCTGTCCCATCGTCCGGTGCTATCAACTTGTACGGCAATATCGGTCTGAATCTCTACAAGCTGTACAACACCAGCGTTAACAATATCGCGGTGAAAGTACAGACGGCGTTGATGCCGCTGGGTGACGCTATCCGCACAAAACAGGCGCTTAAGTTTGCGATAGAAGCCACTCTGTCGGGTGCTGCAACCATGAACGTGACGGTGGATTCAGAGCGTGCTTCTAGTCCAACATACGCACTACAAAACAGTGTTACGTGGGTGACCGGGTAATGGGATACGTACTTATTGGGAACAGTAGCTGGTTTAATACTGGAAGCGGCGGTGGTGGTGGCAGCGGACCCGTGCTAGTTACCGCGCCAAGTATTAGTTCGTTTAACGGGGTTACTGGAACAATTGGTAATTTGTTGTATGTAACCCCGGCTGTTTGGCAGAATCAACTGCCATACGAACTGACGGGAACAATCTCTACCGTATCGGCAACCTCAGCGTACCTTGGATCGTCTGCATCACCCACTAATGGATATTACGTTGGAATGTGGCTGGTCATTATTACCGGCACAACTCAAGCCGACAACTTTAGCCAAACGTCCGCGATTATTCAAAGTTACGACGGCGGAACAAACACAGCGACCATTACACAATGGGGCGATCCAGTTAACCTTGTGGCAACTCCAACGGCGGGGCAGACGTTTAAGATTATCAAAAGTTTTCCTGTTGACAGAAAGTGGCAATGGCTTAGAAATGGATCGGCAATTACAAACCAGACCAGCGGTTCGTACACTACACAAGCCGCAGATATTGGGGCCAACATTTCTGTATCTGAAATTGCAGGGTTTATTAGCGATTCTAATACCGGTTTAATTCCAGAAAATCCAAACGTAACAACTACCTCAATATCGTCAACGCTTGCAATTTCAGGTAGTGTAAACCCTAGACTGGTATATAACGACGATATTTCATATTTGGGATCTTTTGCTTTGCCGGGTGCTGGGACGGGCTATCAATCGTTGCCTTACTTTGCGGCAGGCGGTTTGTTTATAAAAGACACTAGCGGAACAAAAACACTAGTTGTTCGCGGCCATGTAAACGCAACTTCCGCCGCAGAATTTGCAATCCCTACGTCGTTGGGGACTTCCGGCCCTTACGCATCGTTGCCAACAGCGTCAATTATTTATCCTGCGTCACTTGCAACTGCTCTTCCGTTGTTAAGTTCTGGTATCACAATTGACCCAAATATAAACGGAGATTCAAACTTTTCTGCGCTTGCAACTCCGCAACAAATATCGTCTACCAAAATGTTGTTTAATTACACGGCTTGGGGCGGACATGGAATTGGTATTCATTATCGTCGACCGTTGGATTTGTCAGATCAAGTAGGCGCAAACGTCGAAGGGCCATTCTGCATAGCAGACCCGACGTATCAGACAAACTCAAAGTGGGCAGGCAATTGGTATTGCCCCATTCCGGCTGCATGGCAAACTGCTCTTGGCGGCGATTATTTGGCGGGTCAAGGCAATCCAAGAATGTCTTATTCGTCGTATACAGACTGGTCTCAGGGGCCGTCAGCAACAAGTTTTAATACGGCAAATATTGATGCAGCGTTGGCAACTAAAAATTCGGGCAATTGCCAGTCAACTAATAGCACTACAACAATTCAGCTTGCTACCAGCGCAAACGGCACAAATGATTATTACAAAAACCATTGCATTGCAGTAACCGGATTTCCGTCAAGAACTATCACTTCATATAACGGTACAACAAAAATTGCAACGGTAGACCAATCATTTGGTGGAACTCCCGCAGCAGGAACTGCGTATTTTACAATTCCTTTGGTATCAGGTCGGCAACTGGTTGGGCGTACCACATCATACCCGTTGCAGGCGTCGTACAACGGCTATGGCACTCATATGCCAATTTGGAACTTTTCGACTGTCATTGGCGGGATGTGTATTCCAGATAACACCGACAGTTTGCTGATGTTCTCAAGGACTGGTGACAATATTTATACTTATTTGCAACCAACAATTTCTGGTGCATCAGGGCAACAAAACGCAGGAATCAAAATTTACGATCCGGGTAATCCAGACCCCGGCCCGCACACCGGATCGTCGTTCTTAAAAGTTTATGCGTATGACTTGAACGAAATGGCGTTGGTATATCAAAACATCAAATCTTTTAACGATGTTACGCCATATGGCGTGTTCAAGCTGACATTGCCAGCGTCGTTAGATTCGTCTTACAGGCGAGTAATGACCGGGGTAACTTATGATTCGTCTGCTCAAAAAATTTATGTTTCAGAATCGTCGGGAACGTATACAGCACCAATTATTCATGTGTTTCAACTGACTCACACAACTGGCCCCGCTTTGTCTGCTGCACCAAGCATTAACACTTGGAGGGCTGCGTAATGCCTAACGTCACAGTTGGTTCTATACTTTCAACAACTGTTGGAACTTATGTAAACGAACCGCCATATGTGTTAACAGGAACTGTTGCTGTTGGAGATGTTTCCGGTTCAACTTTGTATCTTGGATCGTCTGCGTCAAACGCACCTGGTTCATATATTGGATATAGGGTTACAACTGGAAGAACGTCTCCACCGCAATACTATTGGTTTGTCACGGCGTATGACGCAACAACAAAGCGGGTGACTGTTGGGTGGGACACGCCCCCATCTGTTGGCGATGCTTGGAAACTAATTATTGATTATCCGTTGCAACGCGATTACCAGTGGTACAGAGACGGTGTTGCAATTGCAAATGCTGTGCATACTATGTACACGGCTCAAGCTGCGGATATTGGCAAAAATTTGACTGTCAAAGAAACCGTCTGGAAAATCAGCAGCGCCAACAATGGCCGAACTTATGAGGGGCCGACGACATCAACGTCAACGACTAGTGCTGCCGTAACAATTACCGGGTCAGCACCAGGCAACACGTTAGTATTTCAAAACAACGTGTCTTATCTTGGATCTTTTGCTTTGCCGTCTACGATAGCAGGAAGTGCAACGGCAAGTGGTGTTACTTCCGCTGGAATTGTGCCGGCCGCGTACAGCGCCAACGGCAATTCATCAATTGTTGTTAGTTACTGGAAAACGGGGCCAGAATATATTGGTATGGCCGAGTTGTCTATTCCTGCAAATTTAAGTAGTTCTTCGTCTTTTGCTTCACTTCCGGTTGCAAATGTAACTAGATCATCTGCTGATGTTTTTAATGGTCAAGGAACTAGATCTGGATCAAACACTGCGTCTGGATTAGCTTCAGGAACAGATTTTGCAACAAACGGCCCATTTAATATTTATTCTTCAGCAAATTCGTTAGTTGCTCAAGTTGGTGTTTATACACAGCAACAAGCTGGGTTTGTGTGGAGAAGAAATGCAAATGTTTCCGTAACAACTGTTGAAGGCCCTTTTACGCTTATTGATACGGCAAAAGATCAAACAAACTCGCGTTCAAACGGTGGGTTTATGACTAAAGTCCCGGCTGCTTATCAAGCGTCTTTAGGAGGCGATGTTATTGCTGGTATTGGATATGTTGCTCAAGTGGGCGCGTCTTCCGATGGCCCCGCAGCAATTTGTTTTAATTCTGCAAACATTACTTCAACCGTTGCAAAAGTTGAAACAGGAACCGCTCAAGGCGGATCTAACAATTCAATTACATTAGCTGCGTCTGCAAACGGAACCACAGATTATTATAAAAATTTTTGGGTTTATGCATCAAGCGCATCTGCAAACGCGTTTAAAATAACCGCATATAACGGAACGTCAAAAATTGCAACAATTGACACAACGCTAGGCACTTGGACTAGTAACCCAACATCTTCAACAACGTACAAATTAATTCCGTATTTGTCTGGCAACCAATTGGTAAAATACGACATTGGTCAGCTTGACCCAAATTCAGCAAACCCAGATTCTTTTACGCCAATTTGGAATGCCGGTACTTTTTGTTCCGGTATGTTTTGGCCTAACGGAACTGATAGTTTAGTTTTTGTTGGAGGCGGCGGCGGGTGTTTTTATGAATACGGTATAAAAAATTACAACAATTACGGCGGCTTGACTGGAAACAGTTCTTTAAAAAGAATTTACAATTTTACTCATCCGTCAGGAAACGGCCCTGAACCGCAAACAGGTTTTAGCCCTAACGGAAGTGGTATTAGGTTTTGGTCATATAGCGTAACGGATCTTGCAGCGGTTGTTAGCGGCTCTTTGACTTACAGCACAATTAAACCAAGTGCATCTTGGAGTATTAGCTTGCCAAGCTATACAAGCTACACGGGGCTTGGACAAGAACCGCCAGTGTGTTGTTACGATCAGTCAACCAGCAGATTATATTTAATCAATGATGTTTGGAATAACTCCGCCGACCCGTCGTCTTTAACAAACAAAGCCGTTCACGTTTTCCAGATAACCAACGCAACTAACCTATGACTATTCTTGTCGTCCAAAGCGGTTCAGGTACGTCTGCTCTTAACGGTACTGCCGCAGACCCCACTAATACTCCGGGCAACAATTGGTATTCTGACAATCCTACTGTATTTGTAAGAAAAATTGGCGGTGGAGTTTATATTCCAAACAACCCCAATTCTGGAATTCTTCACATCAACGTCGGCACAGCAAGGCAAAAATTAACTCTTGCCAATGTTGTTTTAAACGGGACTTATATTAGGTTTCATATATGCGTTGACGCTCAAGCATCAAATCTGTTTGCTGGCGGATCTGGTTATACGTTTTATGTTGGGCCGGGAGGAAATGCGTTTATTGAGAAATGGTCAGGCAGCGGTGCGCCGGTTGCTTACGGATCAAATTCCGCATCAGCATTGCCGTCCGCTCCGATAACAATTACTAGCGTTTATTTAGAGCACCTTACATCAGGGACAATTAACGCCAGAGCGGTTGTCAGCGGCGTTAACTACGACTCAACTTTGACAGATGGATCTCCGCTCACTGGCACTTATGCAGGTTTGTTTGCAAACAATAGTTTTGCGACCGGCATACCTGCCGATTCAATCACCATTGAAGACAACACTGTCGCGTCAACCATCTACGAATTCGCATCACTTAATCGCGGCGTCGGTCGCGGAATTGCAAGAGGAATTGCATAATGACTCCAATCTGGGCACCGTATGGGCGTGCTTATACTTTTCGTGCCCCGATTGTCGGGAACAGCACGACTAACTTTTCCAATAC